GTCCAGGAACGCAGCACGCGCTTCGTCGATTGAACGGCCGCCGTCCACCAGGCTACGCGCCAGGTCGGCATTGTCGAATTTCGCGCCCAGCGCGGTGATAGTGGCGATGCGCGCGCGCTCGGCCTGGGCGACCTCGGCGCGCAGCACTTCGATATTCACGGCGTGGTCAGCCGCGGTGGAAACTTGCGTCATTACGACCTCAGAGGGGATTGGCGCGGCTGCGCCGGTTGCGGAATTGCGATGCACCAAGACATCGCGCGATTCCTCGTCGACCGATCGCCCGACGCCGATTGACGGGTCGGCCGGAACGGTCACCAGGGAAATTTCGTAAGGCATCCAGCGCGTCGCGCGGTACGTGTCGTTGCCCTCGTCTTGCATCTCCTCGATGCGATAGCCGAACGACACGTTGCGGATAATCTTGTCGTTGACCATGCCGGCGATTTCGCGCGCGCGCGGAGTATCGGCAAAACGCACCGTCGCGACACCGCGTTTCGCGCCGCCGTCGATGCGGGCATTCTCGACGACGCCGATGATATCGTCGGCGTTGTGGTTGAACAGCAGTGGTGCGCCGTCGTTCAACCGGCTGAGATCAGCGGCCTTGCGATCGTGCGACAGGATTTCCGAGCCAAACCAGCGGTCGACAGGGAACTCGGACGAAAACGAGAGGTCGAGCGTGCGGTCTTCGGCGACCAGCATATCGTCAAGCGGCTGCGCGCTGCGCGTCAGTTGCGGCAGCTTCAGGCGCAGTTGCCCGTCCACCTCGGTGATTGCGGGTTTCGCCATAGCCTGTTCGGTGTGGTCCATGTAATTCAGATTGTCCGGGTTCCGCGATTCCGCGTCAATTAAAAACGCGTGACCGGGAGTGACGCGGCGAGAACAAAAACATCACCGTCGATCGTCGTCGCGGCCGCCCGAACGTGATACGTGCAGCCCGATACGCCGTTGATCACCTGCTGCAGTACTTTTGCCCCGCTGATCTGCGGCGCACCGGACAGCATGCTCGCGGCCGCGGCATCGTTGCCGATCGACACGTCGATTTCTGTCGTCGCCGACTGGACCGCGCCGGTAAGCGCCGAGAAATCGAACGTCAGGGTAATGACCTCGGCCGGGTCTTTTGCGTCCAGCATGTCTGTCCTCACGAAACGGTGTATGCCCGCGCGGCCGCAGTGACCGTGCGCGCGCGGCTCGCTGCCTCGAGCATGCTCGCCCGCACTTGCGCCGTCACAATATACCGGCTGTTGCTGTGCAGCGGCCTGCCAGACCCTGATCCGACGATCGTTGCCGCCTGCCGCGTGTCGCCGGTGCCGGCGATGATCTGCGCGCCGGTGCCGACCAGCTGCGCGGCCTGTCCGGTGGACGCCGTGCCAATAATCGGAGCTTTCCCGCCCTGGCCGACGACAGTCTGTCCCTGCGCAGCGCTCGCTGTCCCCGCAAACGACTCGACGCCGGCCGCTGCGGCCGTCTGGCCCTGCGTAGCGGCCGCGGTGCCGGCGAACGACTGTGCGCCCGTTCCGGCCGTCGTCAGGCCCTGCGCCGTGGCTGCAGCGCCCGCGAACGACTCTGCGCCTGCGCCTGCAGCCGTCGCCCCCTGTCCCGTCGTAGCGGCCCCGGCGAACGACTGCGCACCGTCCGCCGTGGCCGTCTGGCCCTGGCCCGTCGCCGCCGCACCGTCGACCAGCAATTGTTCGGCGACACCGGCAGCCGTCTGCGCTTGCCCAGTAACAGCGTCGCCGCTGATCCCGACACCGGCATCGGCATCGAAAATGCCGGTGTCGAAGATGCCACTGTCGAAGATGCCGGCCATTTAGATCAGCAGTCGACCGCCGCCTCGAAACCGGGTTGCTGTTTCAGGTCAGCGTACAGGCCATCCAACAAATTGCCCTGCGGCAGCGGGGCATAGAAAGCGTGCTCCGCGACCAGCGCCGCTTCAGCCTGCCGCGCGTCGGCGGTGGCGTACACCGCGACTTGGTACTGGCACCCCTCTTTGCGCGCGAATACGTTCGTGATGCGGGCGTAGGCGTCGCTGAAGGCCACGCCGACGTTGCTGGTGGGGATAGAGATGCGGAGAGCCATCAGTATGTCACCTCGGTTGTTTCAAGTTTGCAGACCCAGCGGATCGTGGTGGCGGCAGCGCCGGTCACGGTGACTGCGAGTGCGCCGTTGGTCGTGTCGGCGGTGACGGCGACGGCCCATGTTGCGGCACCGGTGTCTTGGGCGATCAGAGTCGGTACTACGGCGGCGACGAGGGCGGTACTGGACGCGAGGCTATTTCGTTTGATCACAGCCTCGAATTTCCACGCCGACGTATCGCCGCCTGCGGTGACGGCAGCGATGATCGTTCCCGCGACATGAAATGCCGAGGAAGCCGTCAGCACCAACTGGTTGGTCGTCCCGGCCGCGCTGGTGTCACTACGCAGGCGGGTTGCGGTGGCATCCGTAGTCTGAGCAGCGACAATCAGCGAGCTTGTCTGCGACGCTCCGTACGTCAATCCGAGCGGGACGTTACACGCCGGGATCGAAAACTGGCCGGTAACCGAACGCGTTGATCCTTGCGTCCCTCCGGGGATTGTAGAATTCACGCCGGTCGCTTGGTTGCTTTTGCCGCCGCCTACAAATGCATAGCTGCCAGATGCCACATTTGTTGTGCCGCCACCGACAAATGAATAACTTGAAGACGCGTTGTTGCCGGACCCACCGCACACAGCAGCATAAGAGCTTGCGCTATTGTTGTAGCCACCAGCTACGACACCTAAAGAAAAAGTGGCAGAGTTACTGTTCCCTGACAGAACAGCCCCCTGACTCGCTACTGCCCCCAACGAACCGTGTTGCAGCGGCAACCACTGCGCTTGCAACCCTTGGCTGGTCGCCGAGCCAAAGAATGAGGGAGCACAAACAAATGACAAACATTGGCCGGGGCCAATTGAATACGCATTGCCGGGTAGCGAAGCGCCTTGCGAAACCATCGACGCCGGATCGAAAACCACCACATTCCGCTGCCATGTGCCGGTTTGTTCGTTTCGGATCGTGACCACTTTCCCCGCCGGTGCCCCGGTAGGAAGCGTGACGTAAACGGTGACCAAACCACCGGTCGCGAACAGTTGGAACGGCGCGCAATCATCCTCCAGAGCGATACGAGGAGCCCCCGTCGGGATTCGAGAAAAATCCCAGATTTTCACCCCGGGCGTGTTCACCGAATCAAAGCTGGCGAACATCTCAGTAATCCCCGCCCATCGTGGCAATATGGAAACCAGCCGCAACCGCAGTGCCGAACGTCGCGTAGATTTTGTAGCCCGCCGGGATCGACACGTTCATCGGCACGAGGATGTCAGCGAGTTCCGATGTCTGGGAGACCGTCGTTGCGGACAGCGTGCGCTCCATGAACAGCACATTGTTCGCCGCCGTCGCCGTGGCCGAACCGTTGTTGATCCAGATCCGCATTACCGTCGCCACGTTCGTGCCAAGCGGCCGAACCTTCAGCGCATCGCACCGAGCGCCGTTCGCCCCTGCCGTCTGGATCGGCCCGTAGATCGTGCCGCTGGTCAGATCGGTCGTGGTGTTCGCGGCAAGGCCGGGAGTGCCCGCCGTCGCGCCGGTGCCGCTGACCCACGTTACGACTGGGGTCAATGGGAAAATCGGAGAAGTGTTCGCGGCCATCAGAATGCCCCCAGTTGCCAGCCGTTAAGTGCGCCCCACGGGATACCGCCCGCAGACCCGCCAGTCGCTGCGAGCGTACCGCCAGATAGCGACAGGCCCGATCCAACGGCGATTTCTTCGGCCGACCCCGTGCCTGCCGTCGAGCGGCCGAGCAGTTTGCCCGTCGCCATCGTGACGGCGTGGGCCTCGTTCCACTGCGCTTTGTGAATCTCGCCGTTCCCGGAATCGGTGCCGACGGCTTGCGTGGCGTGGGTGATTGCTATCGTCATCGATTACAGCCCCGACGTCGATTTCTGCACCGTGTGCGAGAACGAATTGATCTGCACCGCCGCGCCACTCGAAAGCGCCGTCGAATTCAGCGCGAGGTTCGGCGTGTTCGCAGAAACGTCGACGGTGCCATCGAAAACGACCGTGGTGCCGTCAGACTGCAGGCAGCGAAAGAACGTCGCCGTGCCCGATGCGGCCGCGTTGTTCGGCCCGATAGGGTTGCTGCTCGACGCCGCGCTCGCAGTGGTCGTGCCGTTGAACGTGATAACCCCGCCGGACGCCACTCCCGCCGTCGTCGCGTTGAATCGCAATTCCGCCAGCAGCGTATTTCCCGACAGCGCCGTGTCGGCCGTCGCCGGTTGCGTGCCACTGTAGATCCGCAGGTATCCGTTCTGCAACGCGGTGACGATCGCGCCCGCCTGCGTGTTCACCATCGCGCTGGTCAGCTGCGTGTTTTTTGCCATATCAATCCTCGGTCTCGGTTTCGGTCTCGGTTTCGGCCGCGTCCTGCTGCGTGTCGCCTGGCGCTGCCTCTTCGGCCGCATCCTGCGGAGCCGGCACGGACTGCACCGCGCCTTTTGCGTCCACGTCGGCCGCGTTGCTGTCGAACACCAGGCCCAGCGACTCGGCAAGCTCGACTTCGCGCTGGCGCTGCGCCATCAGTTCCTCGATGTCGCACCCCGACTGCGATACCACCTCGGCCTGGGTCATAAATCCGCAGCGCACCGCCTCTTTGTATGCCGCGACTTCCTTGGCTGGATCGACCCACGACCAGCCGCGCGGCATCCAGCGTACCGCACGATACATGTCCGGGTTGATTTCGTAGCCGGGCAGGTCCAGCGCCCCGCTGAGTACCGCCATATCAAGCCATTCCTCGAACACGCGCTGGTGGAAATTCTTGATCAGCCACTGCTGCAGCGCGCGCCAATTGTCGCGATCGTCCAGCAGCGCCAGGCGGCTGCTTGAATAGTTCGACTGGCTGTAGTCCTTGCTCAGCGTCTCGTACGACACGCCGACACCAGCGGCCACCGCGCGCAGTTGCGCACGGATGAATGGGTCGTACTGGCCGCCAGGCCGAGTCGGAGTGAACGCCTGGAACGATTCCCCCGGCCCGAGCGCCTCGATTTTCCCCGGCGAAAAGTCGGTCACGCGCTGCGCATCCTGCACGCCGTCGTCCTGCAGTTCTCCGTCCGGAGTCTGGATAAATCCCATGATGCTCGCGCTCGCGCGCGCTGCGACGACCTCCGCTTCCTCGAATCCGGCGACCTGGTGCATGCGCTGCAGCGCCGACGCGAACCACGGAATGCCGCGCGTCTGGCCCGGCCGATCGTGCTTGTACAGGTGGATTATCTCGTCGGCCGGGATCCGCTTGTATTTCGACAGCGTGACCGTTTTGAACAGGTAATCGCCGGGGTGATACGGGTAGAACCAGTAGGCCACCGGCCGGCCCCACTCGTTCTTTTCTACGCCCATTCGGATCATGTTGCCGTTGTCGGCCGTGCCGTTGCGCTCGTCCTGCAACTGGTCCGACTCGATCACCTCGAGCGCGATCGGAACCGGCGACGTGCCGAACGATTGCCCTTTGACGATTCGCACCAGCACCTCGCCGTTCTCGGCCGCGCTGCTGATCAGCAGGCGCTCGATATCCGCGAAATTCAACAGGCCCGCCGTGTGGCAGTTGGTCGCCTTGCACCACTGCGTCCACGCCGCCTCGATTGCCTCGTTGACCGACTGATTCATGGTCTTGCCGGCGCGTTTTCGCTGCATGCGCACTTGCATCTGCATGCCGACGCCGGTCCCCACGACGTTGTTCTGGATCGCCCGCAGCGCGTTTTTCACCCAGTCGTTGTCGCGCGCCAGTTGCCGGGTGCGATTGCGCAGCACGCGCAGGCTCGATCTGGTTTCGCTGTCCTGGCTGGTACCAATACTGGCGTTCCAGTCGTTGGTCAGGCGGCTGAACATCGCGCCGCCGTACATGCGCTTGCCCCGCTTCGGCGGTTCCTGCTCGGGTGCGGCTTTATTGCCGAACGGCCACAATCTCATGCCAGCCCCTTAAAAGCGCACGTACATCGCGCGCGGATTCCCCAAACCCTGCGCAATCTTCTGCGCCTGGCGCTCGCGCGCGACGATGGTTTTGTAGCGCGACTGCAGCGCGATCAAGTCTTTCATCGGCGTTTTCTTCAGCGACCTCTGGCCGATCGTGTACTCCTCGGCCATGCCGCCGGTCAGGCGCGCGCTGATCTCCGCGTCGATTGCCGACAGCGCTTTCTCGGCGTCGCTGCGCCCGTCGAAACTCCCGGTATTCCCGGTGAACTTGAGATCCGCCAGGACGGTGATAGTGCCCGTGCCCAGCGTGATTCGGTCGGCACCGTTGCTGACCGACGCCTGCCAGTACACCGTGCCCGGCGACAACGTCGCCGACTGCGCCGCCGTGATCGTCGTTTCCCAGCCCGGACCGTCCGCCGTCGCCGTCAGGTCGAGCGCCTGCGAGCCGCGCAGGTAGTAGTGCAGCGTCCACAGGTCGCTGGTCAGCGCGTTGCGCAGGTTGTCGCGCGCGGCACCGTCGCGCCAGGTGAGACTGTCGCCCGCCGAAATCTGACCGGGAATGTTCATCGTTTACCAGGTGGTGACGAAAGAGGGTCGCCGTTTCGGGATTATAGGCCTCACTGGAATCGGCGTCGATCCGGTGTCTTTGTCATCGGTTTTCACGGGCTTTAACTTTAACGCACGCTCGAACTGGTCCCATATCGTGCGACGGTTGAATCGCAGGTACAACGACTGCAGCGCAGCGTACGCATAGACCGCCGTGTCGAGCGCCTCGTTGCGCGCGCCGGACTTCTTCACCCACTCGCGGACTGGGAACCCCTTCACGTACTTCGTCACCTGCTTTTCGGCCGTCAACTGCTCGTAGAAATCGGCGCGCAGTTCAGCGTGAAAATGGATAAACCCTGGCCCCGGCTCGTTGTGCTTCAGCCTCGCGTAGATCACCGACTTGATCGTGTCGACGCCGACAGGCCACACTTCGGCCGAAGACTTCAGCACCTTGCCTTTCCAGTTGATGTCCACCTTGGTCGGCTTCGCAATCGCCGGCTTGTTCTTCTGCGACTGCCCCTTGGGCTGATGCTCCCTCTTCGCGTTGAGCGTGGTGAATGTCTCGGCGATGAGCGTACGGGACTGATACTT